GCTGCCCATAGGCCCACACCAATGAGAATCAGCACCAGGGCTATGTAAAAAATGGAAATCTGCACAATATCTCCTTTCATTTCTTCGGCGGCATCGGGCCGCCAAATATTTCCTCGATACGCTCGAACGCGCAGGATGCGCCGCAGAAAATCTGGTCGTCAGGCCCGCGCGCCTCGAATGGCCGGATTTCGACGCCTCGCCGGTCGCCCGAAAGGCGCAGCGCAAACCAGCGCGCGCCGGCCGCGCGCTCCGCGCCGCAGTGGCTGCAGGTGTACTCTGTCGCTGGCATGTTCATTGCTTTGTTGTGGGCGTCTGCGCCGCGGGCGCGGGTGGCTTCGCCACGCAGAACAGGTGCTTGCGGTCGGCGGTCAGCGTGGGCGCAGAATCCGCGCCGCACGCCGCCACCACGGCTTTAACGGCCGCCTCAAAGTCCGTCTGTGCGTCGGCCATTTCGGCTTTCAGGTGCGCAAGTACGCCATCACTGCGGAAGTATTCCGCCTGCAGCTCTATTGGAATAGCCGCGGGCGCCATCGGGATAACCGCGCCCGGCACCGGCGCCGGTGGCGGCGCTGCTGTTTGCGCGAACGCGGCGAGCGCGAGAAGTGCGGCGAAAAGCTTCATCGTTTGGCCTCGAGCGCAGCCACGCGCGCGGTAAGTTGCTGGATTGATTTCACCAGCTCGGGCACGAGGCCCATTTCACTGAACACAAGATAGCCGTTGTCGCCGCGGGTTACGAGGCCGGGGTAAACGTTCTGGATTTCCTGCGCGATGAATCCCACGCCGTGCGCGTCGTTCTTCGACCAGTCAAACGTAACCGGGCGCAGTTTGTTGACGCTCTCGAGCGCGTCGGGCAGGTTGCGCACGTTCTTTTTCAGCCGCGCGTCCGACGTGCAGCCGATGCCGCCCGTATAGACCGTGCCCACGTTGCAGTTACCGCCCGTATCGTAAAACGACGCGGCGTAATTCGTTCCGGCATTGCTAATAGTGGCACCCTGCCCCTGCGTCGCGGTGGTGCTGTGCGAACCGACCGAGATTGACTGGCCGAGAAACGATCCGGCCCCATTCACCGACCAGTTGCCGCTGTTGTCTCCCATGCACATCGCCGTACCCGTGCAGCCGGATGAAACGAATGAAACCGTAGTAACCGTGTTGAAGTGCACATCGGCATTGGTCGCGATATTCTGCGCGAGCGACGCGGTTACCGATCCGGTCGCCTGATTGAACGCCAACCCGTTGCCGGTTGAAGCGATTTGGGTAACGCCGCTGCCGCCAGCGCTGCAACCGGTGCAACTGGACACGGTAAGCGCGCCGCCAGCGGTAAGGCCGTATGCCTCTGTTGGCCCTATGAGGAGGCCGCCGCGAAAGACCACGTCGCCCGCGCCTGTGATGTTAACGCCGTTTGATGCGAAGGCCGGGGTGCCTCCCGTCGCGGTCGAGGTAAACGTGCCCGAAGCGATCGCCGAGGCGATAGTAAGCGCGCCCGCGCTCGTCAGTTTATAAGTACACGCCTCCGTTGCGGGGTTCCCGTTGGTACAAATGCTCTGGAAGAAAGCGTTTCCGGTCGCGTTAATCTGAGCGGCCCCGTTATTTGCAATAAATGCGGGATTCAGCCCGGTATTATAACTGGCGAAAAGCGGAGCATCAACCGATGAATTACCGTTAGTCTTTCCAATCGTCAGAATCGCGTTGCCGTTATCCCAAATCAGGTTGGCCGAGCCTCCGAAAACGCCGCCATTATTGAACTGTATCGACGTGGACGGCCCGCCAGGTGCGCCCGCGCAGCCGGTGCAACTCGCGACCGTGAGCGCGCCCGCGCCGGTGAGCCCGTAAGCGCCGCCGCCTGCCGTGATTCCGTTAGTAAGCGCGAGGCTGGCGAAAGTCGGCGCGCCGTTGGCCGCGATATTCTGCGCGAGTGTTGCGGTTACCGGGCCGGTCGAGACGTTAAACGTCAGCCCGTTGCCTGCGGATGTAAGCGAACTGACGCCGCTGCCTATCGCGACAGGGGCGCCCCCGTTCAAACTGAGAAAGAGCCCGGTGGTAGTGGCTGACAACATGGCGTTCCCCGCGCCCGTACCGCCGCCCGCGCCGGTCACGGGCGATGCCAGGAGCCCTATGCCAACATTTTGAAAACCCGCCGCGCCGTTGCCGAAAATTTCAGCATTGCCGGTCTGTGTTGTAAAGGCCGACCCTGTGCCGGTCGCCGTGCTGGTGAATGACGTCGCGACGAAACCGGAATTCGCGCCACATGCCACGTTCGATGCGGGGCAAATGGTCATAATGCTGCCCGCATCGTTAAATACCAGGTTGGACGTGCCCGCAAAAGCGCCCGATTTGTTGTACTGAACCGAATTAGCGGGTGCGCCGGGCGCGCCGCCCGTCGAAAGCAGCGCGGGTGTTGCGCCGTTGATTGAGACATACAGGCCGCCCGTTGTTGCGCTCAATCGCGCCTCGCCCACGTTGACGCCGCCCGCCGCGCCGGTTACAGGCGACGCCAGAAGACCGACGCCAGCGCTTTGAAAACCTGCCGTGCCATCGGCCCATATATGGGCGTTGCCGTTCTGCGTAGTGAAAGCCGGGTTCGCTGACCCTGTGCCCGTGGCCGTGCTGGTGAATGACGTTGCGACGAAACCGGAATTCGCATTACACGCCGCGTTGGCAGCCGGGCAAACCGTCATGATGCTGCCCGCATCGTTAAATACCAGGTTAGCCGAGCCCGTAAACGCGCCCGACTTGTTGTACTGCACGCTCGCAGTGGGTGCGCCGGGCGCGCCGCCCGTTGAAAGCAGCGCGGGCGCAGCGCCGTTGATCGACACATACAGGCCGCCCGTCGTTGCTGATAGCCTCGCCTCGCCCACGTTCACGCCGCCGCCGTTGCCGGTGACGGGATTGGCGAACAAGCCGAGGCCTGCGCTGCGAAAGCCGCCATTGCCTTGGTAGTCAACGTGAAACGTGCCGTCTGAATTTTGAAACGTATTCCCGCCCGAGGTGACATCGCCGTCAAAAATAGGCGCAGTCATGGCCGAATCTATACCTACTTTTCTAAGTGTGAGAATCGCCTTCACGTTGTCCCATACCAGGTTGTTCGAGCCGCCAAATGAACCATTATTGTTGAACTGTATGCTCGTCGCCGGTGCGCCCGGAGCGCCGCCCGTTCCAATTGGAACCGGTGGCGCGCCATTCAGTGAGAGATAAAGCCCCGCAGTTGTCGCGGATAACCTCGCGTCGCCCATCAGCGTCCCGCCGCTTAATCCCGTAGCAGGCGCGGTCTGCAGCCCGAGGCCCATCGTCTGAAAACCTGCGGTGCCATTCGCCAGAATTTCAGCGTTGCCGTTTTGCGTCGTAAAGGCTGGCGCGGAAGTGCCGTTAGCTATAGTGCCGGTGGCCGTGCTGGTAAACGCCGGCCCGACGAAACCGGAATTCGCGTTACATGCGGCCGTGGGTGGGTCGCAAATGGTTAGGATACTGCCGACGCCCGAGCCCCCATCGTTATAAACAAAATTGGCCGTGCCTGCGAGCGCGCCAGCCTTGTTGTACTGAACCGACGTTGTCGGGCCGCCCGCGGCCCCGCCGGTGCCGCCGCCGCCGCCGCTTCCGCTGAGCGCGACTGGTGGCGCGCCGTTGACCGAGACGTACAAGCCGTCAAGCGTCGCCGATAAGAGCGCGTTGCCGGTGCCGATGCCGCCGCCCGTGCCCGTTGCGGGCGCTCCGGTCAGCCCGATGGCGAGGCGGCCGGATGTCAGCGCGGAAGCGAGGGCAAAACCCGCATTCGTGACGTTATCGACGGACCAGAGAACCGCACCTCCTCCTCCTGCACAGCCGGTAGTTTTCGCGCGAAGGACAAATTTGTAACTTCTAGAATCGAGCCAGACTGAGGCTCTCCCAGCCGAGTCCAAAATTATTGGATTCGTAGCTGGCGTACCTCCGGAATCGAGATACGCGCTTTGTGGCGTTGTGCTTCCGGAGGCGAAAGTTTGGAGACAGAAACCTGCCGCCGGTTTTCCGTTATTGTCAAAAAATTGGAGCATCGGCATCGGTGAAATCGCAGCCGCCTGCCCAAAGAGAGTAACCGGTGCAATCAGGCTAACCAACACTAAGAGTTTCATATAATTCCTTCCTTGGATACCGGTACTCCCGATTGTGCTCTGGCCCTAGTAAACATTGGTCGTTTCGTTACAAACTTGTAACTGGATGAAGACCATTTATATGCTCAAGTGCCCTCGCACCCAACAGGTCAGATATGTCGGATTCACTTCGAAGAATCTGGAAAAACGGCTCAGGGAGCATATGGCTGAATGCAGAGCGACTGCGCCGAAAAGCCACAAGCAACGGTGGATTCGGTGGCTGATTTGTATTGGTCTGAAGCCGATAATAGAAGCCATCGAAACCGGCATGGACGACTGGCAGGCTGCCGAGCGCCGATGGATTGCATTTTATAAAGCGCAAGGGGCGAATCTTACTAACAGCACCGAAAGCGGTGAGGGTATTAGCGGCGGATGGGTTACGCCTGAGGAACGCAGCGCGATTAGCCGGAAGCGCTGGGCGGCCACTACGCCTGAGGAGCGCAAGGCTCACGGGCGGAAGATTCAAGCGGCCATGACGCCCGAGCAGCTCAGCGCTGCAAGCCGAAAGCGTATAGCGAGCATGACGCCCGAGCAGCGCAGTGAAATGATGAGAAAGATATGGAATGGTAATGCCGCAATGACGCCCGATGAGCGCGTCGCGTCTGCGCAGAAGCGCTTGGCTACCATGACGCCCGAGCAGCTCAGCGCGGCTGCACGGAAGGGGCAGGCCAGCAGGACACCGGATGAGCGCAGCGCCATCGCGCTGAAACGTTGCGCCAACATGACGTCCGAGCAGCGCAGCGCGGGCGGCCGCGCTGTCGCCGCGAAAACGCCCGAAGAACGCAGCGCAATCGCAAGAAAGCGCATCGCTGCAATGACGCCCGAGCAGCGCAGCGCGGCATCCCGAAAGGGGCATCTCAGCATGACTCCCGAACAGCGCAGCGCGGCTGCGCAGAAGCGCCTGGCCACTATCAGGGCGAACACAACGCCGGAACAGCGCAGCGAGATTGCACGGAAGGGGCAGACCAGCAGGACACCGGAAGAGCGCAGCGCCTCCGAAAGAAAGCGCATCGCTGCAATGACCACCGAACAGCGCAGCGCCGCAGGCAAAAAGTCCTGGGAAACCAAACGCGCCCGCCGCGCTGCTTAATCGCGTGCTCATCATCACGGTCATGACTTTAAAATCATTAAATCGGCAGGTAGCATAATGCGTCGAACCCCCGTGGCGCGACACCCCAGCGAGATTGGATGGAAAGCGGGCACGGCAGGCGTGATCTTTTTTCTCGCGCTTTTCCTTGGCTGCATATGGCTACTCGTGCGTTTCATTCACTGGGCTTGGATCAACTGACACGGCTGCTGGCGTCGGGTGCACGCCGTCCGGGTCGATGTTCGCAAACGCGCGGCGAATCAGCGAGTCCGAACCCTGCCAGGTCCGCACGGCGGCTTCAGGGTCAAGCTTTATAAGCTTGCCCGCTGCCTGCGCGAGCTTCACGCCCGACGCCGCCGTGCTAACCGCCTTTTCGCGCGCAATCGCGTTCGCGCGCGCCTGCGCGGCTTCTTCGAGTTCCTGAATCGCGCCATAGCGCCTTTGAATGGCAGCCGGTCCTGCGCCTTTATTTTCAGGGTCGATAAAGTCGTAGAGAATGCGCGCCACCGCGTCGCGCTGCGCTTTGACTACGGCTTCCGGCGCACCGCTCTGGACGGCTGCCGCCTGCGCTCCTGGCGCGCGGTTGTAAAAACTCGCGAGTTCGCCGTTTTTCTGTTCAAGAACATTCGCCAGCTCCGGCGCGGTGAAATCGCGCGCATAGCCTTTTACGCTGTCGAGGACTTTCTGCGCCAGTTCCGGACTTTCAATCCACATCGTATCGGGGATGCTCGCCGCCGTCGCTGCTACAACGGGCGAACCTGAAACCGTGGAGTTGCCCGCGTTTTTGATGTACGCCTCGAACGCTGTACGGTTGGCCGCTTTCGCCGCCGGTATGGTGTTGAGCAGCGATTCGTTGCCGGTAATTGGCACGGTTTCGGCCGCTTTCACGTCCGCAACCGCCTGGCGCAGGTTCCGGATATCGGCGGTGGGTTTAAATTTCAGCGCTGTGTTAATCCCTGCTTCGGGATCGACCTTAAACGGTGCGCGCGCGGCTTCGCTCACGGCAGCGGCAGGTTTGCCCAAGACCCCCGCGACGGGCTCTATTATGTGAGGCAGTGCCACTTCCAGGCCGCGCGCGGCAGCGGCTCCATAATCGCCCGTGTCGATGCTGTGTGAGATTGCGCGCGCCATCGGCCCGGCAATCGGAACTGACTCAGCGGCGCGAATCCCCGCCGCCACAGGCTGGCCGGATTTTGCATAGCCCATCGCCTCGCCCATATTTTGCAGGCTCGGCGCGGACAATTCGGTCCACGCTGCCGCGCGGTCTGCATTGCTTGCCGCCGGGTTAATCGCGGTCGAAAGGATTTTAGCGAAATGCGGAAGTGAGGATATGTCGTCCGCGAGGGTTTGGAAGAAACCCGGCTTTGAGGGCGCGGTGGGCGGCGGCAGCGCATCGAGCGGGTTTGCGCCCGATGCTGCGCTGGTCGGCGGCGGCAGTGCGTCGAGAGGACTCGGCATATCTACTTGACTACGTATCCATTGGCCTTAACGTGCGCCTCGGCATCGGCGTAAGACAAACTGTGCTTGGTGGCGTAATCCTGCACCTGCGCTTTCGTCACGGTTTGACCGCCGCCCGGCGCGCCCGCCGGTTGCGCCGCGCCGGGTGCGCCTGCGCCGGGTTGCGCTCCGGGTGCGCCGGGATCGGGCGCGCCGGGTTGCGCGGCGCGAATATTGCCGCCATATGTGGCGTTAAGCGAATTAACCTTGTTGTTATATGCCGCGCGGTTGTTGCGCGCTTGGATATCGGCAATTTGGCCGATACCGCGCAGGATGTCTGGCGGAATTGGCTGGCCTTCGGTTTTGCCCTGGAACCAGCCTTGCACCTTATCCAGGGTGGAACCCGCGCCGCCGATAGCTTCTAGTTCCTGCCGGTTTACGCGGTTCACCAGGGTACGTAGTTCCGAAAGTGGAATCAGGCCGGGCGCGGCCTTGTTGCCGGATTGCGCAGCCGCGATGAAATCTTTCAACTGCGCCGCCGTCTGGTCCTTATCGTAATAGGCTTCGGTAATCGTTTCGAACTTGTTTTGCGCGGCGCGGCGTGCAACGGGATCGGGGATACCCGCGAACATTTCAGTAGAACCCTTGGCGAGCGCCGCCTGCTTCGCCAATTCGTTCGCGGTTTCTATCGGCCCTTTCGCCCGCGCTTCCGCCGCCGCTTTATCCGCCGCAAACTTAAGCGCGGCGGGTGAAATGCTCGCCGCGTGGCTCGCCGCAGTCGCCACGATCCGCGCCGCGCCGTCGATATCGCCCGCGCTCGTCGCAGCCTGCCACGCCGCTTTGTACGCCGCGTTCGCTCGCGGGTCAACGGTCGCCGGAAGTGCATTGTCGATTAGCTGCAAACCTTGCGCCGGGTTTTGCTGCGCCGCCGCCATCGCATCGTTAACCATCTTGGCTTTGCGCGCGTCTTCTTTTGCTTTCGTCGCTTCGGCGTCGGCTTGCGCTGCCTGCGCGGTGTCTTTCCCTGCCGCCGCCTTCGCGGTCGCGATCTCCTGCGCTTTTCCCTGCGCCGCCTGCGACCATTGATTTAGGCCTTGCTGGTAGTTGTTCAGCACGGCGTATTTTTGAAGATCCGCCGCGCCGTTTATCTGCGGCATCGGGGTGCCCTGCGGTATGATCCCTGCGGTAATGAGGCCCTGAAACGTGCCCGGCGCATTCTGCGCTATGTCGGCATCAGAACGCGGCGTACCGTCCGCGTTGTATGCGAGCCCTTCGAGCGCAGTGCCTATCTGCGCGTGTTTCGCCTCTGTGGCCTTCCGCTGGTCTTCCGACAGCCCGAGCGCGGTTTTCTGGTCGCCGAGCACCTTATCCTGAATGCCCTGGACTGTCTTCCACTGGAGTCCAAGGGATGCGAGCGGAAATGGGGTGCCCGGTGTCCAGCTCGCGACGGCTTTAGCCGTGGCCGGGTTCTGGAGCGCCTGCATTACCGTTTGGCCGTCCCGCAGATCCATTTGCCGCTGCTGTCCCTCGGCCTGGTAGCTCTGCAGTTGCGCTTTTTGCACCTGCTGCTGCAAAACGCCGCTTTGGAGCGCCTGGAGCTTCGCAAAGCGCGCCAGCGGATCGAAAACCGGCGGCGGCTGCCAGTTCGCCATCGCGTTCGTTATGAGGGTTGGGTCGAATGCCATAGAGTGCCCTTAGCCGCCGTAATTACCGGAGTTGTCGCCGTAGTTGTAGGAAGCGAGCAAAGCGGGATCAACGCCGCCGCCTCCGCTGCCCGGCGCGCCTCCCGAGCCTTTTGTCAGCAATTTAATCAGGCCGCCGCCCGCATAGAGGTTTTGGAGGCCGCTCGCAAAGCTGTTAAGGCTGGAATTGATAGCTCCCGCAGCGCCGAGCGTGCCCGCCGCCTGTGCTTGCCCCTGATCCACATTCAGGCCGCTGATCTGGTTCGCGGTGTTCGCGCCCACGTTGGCGAGCGTATTCGTCTCTGCCTGGCCCATTCCCGCGAGCGAACTGAGCCGGTTGAACTGATTCGCCTGCCCGGTGTTATAGGCGTTCAATTGCGTGTTGTACGCGTTCAGGCCCGTGGTCACGTTCGTGTTGTACGTGCCGAGCGCGCGATTGTACACGTTCTGGTATTCATTCGACGCGTAGTCCTGCCCGTAGCGCGTGAGCGCCGCGAGCGTGCCGCCCGAAAACGCGCCGCCGCCTGCCGCCGCGCCGCGCTGAAGCGCCTGCTCGCCCGAGGCGAGGCGAAAGGCGTAACCCGGATCATTTGTATTGTCGAGCGTGGGCGCGACGAACGCGCCCGGCGTCTGGTAAGTCGCGCCGTATGGCGTCACCAGCGAGCCGCCGGGCGCAGTGCCTGAAGTAAGCTGCGAAAGCGCGCCCGTGCCCGCAGTCAGCCACGGCTGAAGGTTCGCCTGCGTAACGTCAAACTGGCGCTTTTGCTCGGCGATTCCCGCCTGGACGCCTTGCTCCTGCTGTTGCGCCGCCGTCTTGGCTGCATTCGAGCCAATTACCGCGCTGGCGATACCAGTTCCAATGCTCATATCGTTTCCCCCATCTGGCCCTTGCCAAAAACCACCTGCGTTAAGCGCGCCTGGCGACCGGTGCCCCAGTTGCCCACGATCGCGCGCGAGTGAAAAAACGTCGCCGGGAACAAAACCAGCCGGTTGAATTTCGCCGGCACAAGGCAACGCTCCTCCCATCCTTCCGTTGTGCGGCCCTCGCGCGAGCGCTCATGCGGAATCGCGCTTTCAATCGCGCCGGTCGCCAGATGCCGCCAGAATTTCGTGCCGTCATCGGCCGGCGGTTTCGGATTGAGATAAAGCAGCGCCGTCCAGTCGCCCATGTCGGCGTCGGTGTGAATGAAATGCGGTTCCGGCTGGCCTTCGGGGCTCTTGCGGAAAAACGAAAGCGTGGGCTCGGCCGCGGGATAGATCGCGCGCAGGCGCTCTGGCACGTCGGGCGGCGTCGGCATCGCGATGCCGTGAAACGTTGCCTCGGGGAATTCATACGTCCTGAATTCCTGCGCAAGCGCAGCCGCGCGGTACGCGACGGGCGTGGGTAGAAAATCATCATAAACACGCACGCCGCGCCAGTCCGCGAGCCCCTTCGGAACCTTGCTCCAATCCGTTGGTACGCGCGTTGTCATGCCGCGGCCTTGCCTGATTCAACCTTCGGTTTAATTGCGCCCTCGCTCAGCGCCTTCACATAGCGCATTTCGACTGGTTCAAAGCCCGAGCGCAAATAAAACCGCGCGACCTTTTCGGGCATCACATCTAATAAATGAACCATCTGGATCGTCGCCGCGCCGCGCTCGCGCGCCCACTGCTCGAAGCGCCGGTAAAGCGCGACGCCCGCGCCGCGGCGCTCGGGGCGGCAAAACCAGAAAAACTCCTCCGCAATGAGCGCTTCGCCGTAAATCTCGCGATGCAGTAATCCGCCGATGACGCCGGCGACTGCGCCGGGATCTTCGGCGGGGTCGATGCCGTCTTCCGCTCCATCGAGCGCCGCGAAGATTACGCCCGCACCCGTCGCAAGCAGCGCCGCCCACGTTTCGCAGAAACGCTCAATGCGGAAGCCGCCGAGGAAGCGCGACGCCGCGTAAAAGTCGCGCGCCGCGTCTTCCACCGCGCTTAGTTCGTCAATCGTGATGGGGCGAATCATCACGCGATCGGTTCCTCGCTGGAGCGCACCAGCTCGCGCCGGTTTTCCGCGAGCTGCCAGCGGCCGGCGAGTTTGTGCTGGCGCGCAAAGTAACTCAGCACAGCGTTGCGTGAGACGTCGAGCGCGCGCGCCTGCTGGTCCAGCTCCGCCAGAATCTCTATAGCGGCGTCATCGAGCGGGTACGATTCGGTTTCCCTCTCTTTACCCATCGTGGCCTGCAGGTTGTTGTTTTCCATCATGGGGTTACATCAGGTTGTTAACGGTCGTTTCAACGGACTCCTGTAATGCCGCGTCGGTGATCGCAGAGCCATCCGCCTGCACCTGCGGATCCATGACCACGGGCGACTGTACCTGTCCTGCGACGAAATCGGAATTGTTAAGAGCCTGATTCGCCCACTTCACGCGGGTATTGTGCGCAACCGTGGTAGTCGCCTCACTGAGAATGTAGTTGGCGAAAGTCAGGCACGCCACTTTGATGCGCCCGCGAAAGGCGAAATCGTTCATGAGCGCCGCGCTTTCTTCGTAAGTCAATGCCATGCGTTTCTCCTCTATGGTGCGTAATACACCTGGTTAGTCGATGAGTTGTAATAAAGCTGTTTTGAGCCTGCGCCGGGGCTCGCGGGCGGCAGCGTGGGTATTACGACGGCCCCGCCGTTGGTTATTTTGAAAAGCGCGGAACCGCTTGGAAGCTGAACCGCGAAAGCGCCGCCCGAATCGGACAAGAGTTTATATGGCTGCGGACCGTTAAGCGTGATTGATCCGCCTGAAACAAGGGACAGGCCGCCGCTTGTATCGACCCGCATAGTCTGCGCGCCGCTTGGCTGGCTAACGATAAGCGCGCCCGTCGTGTCGGAACCGAGATAGCAATACGGTTGCCCGTTCTGTACGGCCATCCCAATGGTTGTTGGCTGGTTGGCCGCGCAAAAATAGGAAGTTCCCGCAAACGCGTTAACGGCTGAACTGGTGGTAATGATCCCGCTTGCGGTAAGAGTTCCGGCGGTAATCAGTCCCGACACCGCGAGCGCGGCGGCAGTGTCGTCGGGCGCGGCAATAGTGGCGTGCCCGGCGGAATCAACGGTAAAACGGGTCTTGCCGTTCGTATTAACTAAAAATGAGAATGCGCCGGAAACCTGACAGACGAGAGGCCCGCCAGGCGCCTGAAGAAATCCGCCGCCGCCGCCGTTCATGTTAATGAGACTGAACGTCTGGCTGTCTATTGTATTCACTGAAACAATGCCGGTAGTATCAATGCCCATCCGCGTTTTTCCGCTGGTATTCAGACCCAGCGCGTTACTTCCCGCCGCAATCGTCTGCGTGCCTACCGAAGGCGCGGTTACGGTTCCGGTCGTGGTAAGAGACGCCGCCCCGATTGCGCCCGCTCCGCTGAGTGCGAACCCAGCCGCGTTAATCGCTGTTACCCAGGGTGATTGCGCCGCCGCCTGAAACGGCACGCCCGCAATGCGGAACATGCCAGAGACGTTCACATCTCCGGCGACGTCCAGAGCATATGCCGGGGATGTAGTCCTGACTCCTATGTTCCCGCCCGACAAAATAGTCACACGTGGCACGTTGTTGGTATTAAGGGAAAGCCCGAATGCGCCTTGTGTCTGGATCGTTAGCGGACCTGCTGACGCCTGCAGATAGCCGCCGCCAGAACCAGCCATGACGATATTACTGAACGTCTGGCCGTCCATCGGATTGATACCGACGATGCCCGTCGGATCAATCGCAATCCGCGATTTGGCGTTCGTGTTGAGACTCAGCGTCGCATTGCCCGCCGCAATCGTCTGCGTGCCTACCGAAGGCGCGGTTACGGTTCCGATCGTCGTAAGAGTGGCTGCCCCGATTGCGCCCGCGTTCATAAGCGCGAAGCCGGCCGCGTCAATATTCGAAGCCCAGGGCGTTTGCGGCGAGCCGGTCGCAAGCGGCACGCCGTTAACGCGAAAAACGCCCGAGCAATTGACATCGCCCGCCACATCGAGCGGGTAACCGGGCGTTACCGCGCCGATTCCTACGCGCCCGCTAATCGCCGCCGATGCGCCCGCAATTGCGCCCGCCGCCGTGACAGACGCCGCGCTGATTGCGCCCGCGTTCGTCAGCGCAAAACCTGCTGCGTCGATGTTCGACGTCCACGGCGTCTGCGGCGCCCCGCCCGCGCCAATCGGCACGCCGTTGACGCGAAACGCGCCGGTAATGTTCACATCGCCCGCGACATCGAGCGGGTATTTCGGCGAAGCCACGCCGACGCCCAGCGGCGCAGCGAGGTTTACGAGGTTAAACCCGCTCGCGTCGATATTCGACGTCCACGGCGTTTGCGCGTCCTGCTTCCGGCCGCCAACCGTCGCCATCCAGCGGAAGAAAAACGGCGTCGGCGTGCCGTCTCCCGTCACGATTGCGGTTTTCGGCGTGAGCCCCGCGGCGGTCGCCAGCGGTTGCATGGTTTGCGCGTCTTGCCGGAAAGCCATTTACCAGTTACCGGAAGTCTTTTCAATCTGCGCGGAAACAAGCACCCAGTTAACCGGATCGGTGACTGAGATTTCAGGCACCCACGCCGTGCCGCTTCCCAGCTGATCGAAAACGATTTTCTTGTCCGTTTGCCCGCTGCGCCCGGCCGATGCCGTCATCTCGCTCGACCAGTTTTGCCCCGAGTCGCCCGAATAGCGCAGCGTCATTTGCGGGTTAGCGCCGGGCGCGGCCGGGTCGCCGTCGAGACCGATACCCGGCTGCACGACGATTTCGAGCCGCGAAACGAATTGCATTTTGTTCTGGTCGTAGATGACGGGCGGAATGCGCACGCGCCGGATAAAGCGGCCGTCTTCGGTGTAAACGTCGTTCGCTTCGCGGTATATCTTGCCATCGACGCCGACGACGAAGTAGCGCACATTCGCCGCGCCCGTCGCGTAGCAGTGAAACCGCTGCGTCTGCGCATGCCAGCGCGCGTTTACCGCGTCCCATACGGCGCGCTCGTGCCACATATCCGTTGCGAGGTCATACACCCACGTCTGATCCTGCGAGGGGAACGTGAGCCGGTAGAACGTATGCCCGTCGCGCTGCTGCGTAAACGCGATCGCGTCGGTATCGAGCCCGTAGCCGCCCCACACCGCTTCTATTGCGTGCGTGGAAACGCGCCGCGGCGAGAAGCCCTCGGCGCGGTAAACCACGCCCGCGCCGTGCTCATTCTCGCCATACCACATAAGCGTGTTGTCGATGCGTTGCAGGCTGTAGGGCGCGCGCACGCCCATTTCGATGAATGCGCCTGGCACGGGCACGATGGGGAAGTTATTAGTACTGCTGCCGCCCGAATTGGCGTATACTGCGATGCGCTTCGAGCCCATGAAATAGAGGTATTCATGGTCTGAAATCACCGCTTTTACTTTGTCGGCTGATCCGTTGTTTGTGGAAACGTCCTCGGGTGACCACTTCATGCCGTCGGCGAGGTTCGATATCTGAAAAGCGCGTGAATCGGGCGTAAGCGCAATCAGGTAGTTATCCAGAAACGCGATGCCTGACGCGCCTAAAAACACGCCAGGGTTACCGTCTGGATCGGTATCGGTGCCGCCCGTGATTTGCGCAAGCGTATTTGCGCCGGTGTCGAAAATGTAGCCCTGGCCGCCCGAGGCAATCATGATTTGCGTGGGCGTTTTCGCGTTCGCGACGAGTACCGCCGGGTTTTCGTCCACCGCGAGGCCGGGATACTCAGCCATTACGCCCAGTTCGTTGAATTCGACGAGCGTTCCGCCGATTACCGCCCACTGGCGCCCGTCGAGCGCAAACGCGCCGCGCCCCGCGCCGAGCGCCGAGCAGTCGGCGGCGAGGATTAAGCCGGGGGTCGGGTAAAAATTGACGAGCGATTTGCCTTTGCGCGATTCGACAATTTCGGGGTAGAAATTTATAGTGCGGTCAACCGAAACCGCGAAACTCCTGGCGGGGTAGGTGCCTTCGCAAAAGCCCGGATATTCGGCCATATCAGCGGTTCCGCGTTACCCACACGTTTGCGCGGCCGTCCCAGTAACCCGGCCGCGCGCGCGGCAGCCCCGAGTCTGTAGACATCGGCGGCGCGGCCACGCTGTTCGCGCTTTCTACCGTCTGCTTGGCGTCCTGGTAAAGCGCGGCGATGGTTTGATCGACGGCGCGCCCGAAGCGCGGGTAAATGCGCACGCAGGTACCATAAAGCAGGTACTCGTAATAGCCCGGCGGAAAAATCAGATCATCGAAGTAAGTCGTCGCCTGCGTAAGCGGCTGCGCGGCCCAGAATTCAACCGGGTTGAGCGCTGTTGGCAGGCCGAGAATCATTATCGTGCCGAAACCGGGAACCGGTAAGTCGTTGTCTGGCGGGTTTGTCGGGTTCGGAATCGCGCCATAGCCGCGGTCGTACCAGAGCGCGGTTGGCAAGGGCGTACCGGTGTTGCGCAGTCCCGAGGCTTCGTATTCGTGCCATTCGAGCACGCGCATGGGGTTGTGTGTCGGGTTAGGTTGCGCCGTCAGATCGATCACGTTAGCGCGCAGAATCTTTTGCGGGCGCGGCGCGTTGATATCGAGCGCCGGATCCGGCCCGATCGTGTAAGCCTGCTTCGGCGGTATAAGCGGGAACGTCGCCCGCTGCGCGGTTAGCCCGCGCAGCGGATCGGCGTTTGAGGTATCGACGAGGCCCGTCAGGCACTTCATGGCTACGCTCGCCTGCTGGTCAGTCGGCGTAAGATTGCCCGCGCCAATGATGTTGCAGGTTAAAAGCGCCTCGGTCATCAGGTCCATAACGGTCATGTCAATACCTCGCGGGTTTTACCGACGCGCGCGCCGCGTGCTCTCGTCGTCCTCGGGCGGCTTCGCCGCGGGCGGGTTATGCGCAGGCGGGTGGGCGGGCGTATTGCCATGCGCCGCGATCGCCGCGGTTGGCGTGTCATACCAGGTGCCCGTTAGCGCCGCCTCATCGTCCGCCGATTCGAGGCGCACGTAAGTGAAACCGGGCGGCTGGTCGCTCCACTGGTATTTAAGGCGCGGGAACTGGCTCGCGGGTTTGCCGAGCGCGAGCGCGGCGTCTGCGCTTTCCACCCATTCGCCCGTAGACAACAGCATGTTGAACGCGGCGAAGTTGAGCGCGGCGACGGCTGTATAGCCGGGGTCGTCGGTGATGACGTGGTAAAGCGTCTTTGGATAGCCGCGCGTCACATCGGGCGTGGGCGGCAGCGGTACGGGCATCTGGGCGGTAGAGCCGGGTGTATTCAATGGCATGTTATTTTCCTTTTTTCCTTTCCTGAAAGCCCTTGCGCTATGTTGCGCTCCACACGCGAACCGCGCCCGTTGGGTACGGCACGCCGAAGGCATAGAGCACGTCATAGCGGTTGATGTAGTTGTTCGTGCGGCCTTCCCACTGGCGCGCAAAGCGCAACTGAATGCTGGTTTCCGGGTCGGTCGCGAAATAACACTCGGCGTTCGTTTCGCTCGGGTCTTCCTGGTTGATACACGCCCAGGTAAGCGCTTCCGGTGACCACGCGAGCCCCTGCATGGAATTCGTGCTCGCAATCTGGTCGAACACGATTGCGGCATTAGCGCCTGGCTGGCTGTCCACGTTGGCGAATGCATTAGTCGCGCCGTACTGGATCGCGGGCGAAACCTGCAAATTGCCGGTGCCGCCTGCGCTGAGCGTCACCGTTTGCGTAACGGTGAAGTGGCGCAGTTTGCCGAGCGATTGCCGTACCATCGGGTTCACCGCGTTGCTGGCCGCGAGTGTGAATGTTTCGCCCGCGAGTATGGTTGCGCTCGCGCCGAAACCGGTAACCGCAAATGTTGACGAGCCCGAAGCGGGCGAAGCGGAAAGCGTACCCGCCGACGCGACGCGCGTGCCTGCGCCCTGCATCCAGAGGTTAGCGGATTCGTACCACTTGAACCCGTAGCCTTCACCGAGCAAACCGCGTTTAAACACGGTGTCCACTGTCGCCGCGGGATTGAACAGCGTTGACATGCTGTTTGCGATTTCGACCTGCATATCGGGCGAAATCATCAGACAGTTGGTTGTGTCGTCGGGAAAGCCCTCGTTAACGAGCATTGCCCGCGCCTGGTTGTACGTTTTGAGCGTGTTGGGAATCGAACCCGCCGCGCCCACGGTGTTCGAAATATTCGCGCGTGCGATTTGCAGGCAATCGCGCTCGATGTTGTTTGCGAGCTGCGCGGCCGCTGGCGCAAGCACGCGCTTTTTAACGTCATCCAGGGATAACGTCCAGTCGGTTGATGGAAGATCAACGTCCACGCCCTGCAATGGCCTGATAACCAGGCTGTAGGACGTTTCGGCGTAAGACTCAGGCGTGTAGGTTTCGCCCGAGCGCCCGAGAAACCGCGCCGGATAGCGCAGGTTCACGGAGTTGCCCGCCTTCATGCCCTTCTTTGCGAATAGATACTCGTTGTCGCGGTTGACGTTGCCCAGAAGCTGAAGTTTGTTTTTCAGGATCATGAGCGTTTCGTTGGTGTAGACCTGCCAAACATTGTATTGATTCGGCATTTGTAGTTTCTCCTGTGAATTGGAAGTGTTCCGGCCTCCGGGACCGGCTTGATTCACGGAGAAAACGCAGCATAGAAACTGTGCTGGACAGGCTGTAAATATAGGGGTTCTGGCTAGTACTGCGGGACTTGGAAAGCCCCTCGCCGCACGCCACAATTAAGGGAGTGACAATGCGCGAATGCAGCCAATGCCTCATATCAAAATCGCTTGATGATTTCCAACCAAGCCCCACATCCTCGGGGGGGCGGCGCTGGCAATGCAGGCAGTGTCGAAACAATCAGCAGACAGCGCTAAACCGTAAGCGCTCTCTGGAACACGGACCCGAGAAAGCGAGGCGCGGTAAAACAAACCTGGAAACCGGTGAGCGAGAGTGCAACAACTGCGAAGTATGGAAACCGCTGACGGAATATCGGCCAGCCATTCACTGCCGGAATGGCCGTCAAGGAACCTGCAAGCCCTGTATGCGCCAGCGTGCCATTGAATACGAACGGAAAAACGCCGAGGTGCTAAAGCCGAAAAAATCCGCCTGGCAGAAAGCCAACCGGCACCTTGGCCGCATATCGGAAAAGAAGTGGTACGAGGCGAACAAGGAAAAGCATTGGGCATGGACGTATGAGCGCAATAAAGTCCGCCGCCGCACAGAACCCGCGTTCCGCCAAAAGAAGATGGACCTTTCGCGGGACCACTACCTAAAGCGCTACGGGTCGCGCGTCGCGCTCGCCGCATTGTTTGATTCGCAGCTAGGACGGTGCGCGAATCCGGTTTGCCAGATATCACTGAAGGACGGGTGCCAGGTAGACCACATAATGCCCTTGGCCCTTGGCGGTTCGAACGATCTGCGTAACCTTCAGTTCCTTTGCCCCGATTGCAATTGGCGAAAGCGCGCGCGCCATCCCGACGAGTGGATGGAATCCGAGCGGAAGCGCGTAGCTTAGTCATCGCTTGATATTCTTTTCGGCCTGACGTTTTGACCATTTGCTGTACGCAGCAAAGTCTTTCGGATCGGGCATTTGATCCGCCGGCGCGGCGCGCCCGCCTAACGGCTTGGCCGGCGGCGGCGCTTTCGAAGCCGCGGCGCGCGGTTTGGGTTTGCGCTCCGCTTCTTCGTCTTCCTCGTCGTCCTCGTCGTCGGCTGGTATTGTCGCGGGTTTCTTCGCAGGTTTATCGTCCTGCGGCACTTCGCCCTCGTCGCCCGCATCTCCAAACTGCTCCTCGATTTTCGCGAGCGCGGCCACCTGGCGAACGGGCGATAGCTTCGCGATGCGCTCCAGTTCCTCGCGATGCGTGGCGAGGTAATACGTCACATCGGGACCGCGATCCGATTCAAAAATGAAAACCACCATAGGATCGGTGTACGAGTTGTCATCGAGCCCTTTGAAGGCCTTATCCCAGTCGGGATAGCGGGTTTTCGCTTCGTCAACGCGCAGGTTATGCGCATCGGTTACGGCCTTTCCTTTGTTTTCGGCTTCTGAGCGGGCGCGATCTTCTGCGCGTTTCGCCTCGGCCGCTTCAAGCTTGCGGTCGGTTTTCCAGTCCGTCAGCGCCTCGACAAATTCGCCGTAGGTTTTGAAATCATCTTCCTTCGGCCGCGGCGGGGTTTTCGCCTCGCCGTTCGGTTTCACCGCAGGCGACGTCTCGCCTGCGCGCTCCGCGCTCGCCGCGTGGGCTCCGTTCTGCGCGGGTGCTGCACTGGCGGCCGCCGATGCTGATACGCGCTTCTGGAGGTCCGCGATTTGCGCATCGCGCTCGCCGATTTTGCGCTGCAGGCGCGAAACACGCCGCTGAAAATTGCTGCGGCTTTTGTGCTCCTCCACCTGGTCGGCTTCGGGAAGAATACCCGCCGCTTTCGCGGCTGCTACCGCGGCTTCGCGGCCCTGGAGTTGCTGGTTATGTTCCAGTCCTCCATCGGCCTTGAATTTCTGATACTCGCTGATGTTGCCGGGGACATCGCGGAGGGTTTGCGCGCCGGTATCTGCGCCCGCGCCCTGGGTGGTTTGGTCTGTTGTTTTGTTTTCGGCCATTGTGACTCCTGCCGCGGGCGTTTACGCGCGCCCGGTGCGCGAGGGTTTATCCGCCCTGCGGTTGCGCCTGCGCCGCGCCTGGTTGGGCGGTAGCGCCGGGGTTCCCCGGCGCGCTCTGTGAGGCCCCGGGGTTCATCATTTGCATCAAATCTTCATCGCCTGGAACGCCAGATGCGCCGCCGGGCACGCCTGCGCCGGGCGCGCCTGAGCCGCCCCCGGCCTGCGGCGCGCCCTGCGTGCCATCCGGGTTCGCTTGCGGCAAACCCGAATCCGCGCCATGCGCGGCGAGCGCGCGGTCGTGCGCGCCGGTTGCGAGCTCGTGCGCCATCGCCTCATGTTCGGTATTGGCGGCCAGGACGTCGGACAGCAGGCGCCCTTGCGTTTGGTACTTAGTTGTAATCTCTGCTATGGCAAGCCGGATCGCGTCCGAGTTGCGCCTGGTTTCTTCCTGCATGGCGGAAACCGCAAGCTTCGTCTGGTTGTCGCGCGCGTTCGCGGCGTCTTTCTGCTGCGCGTCGTATTGCTTCGTTTCAAGCTGCTGCGCGAGTTGGTGAACCTGCGCGGTGAGTTGCTGGTTTTGCGCTACTAGCTGCTGCGCCGCCTGCTGCATTTGCTGCGGGTTCTGCCCGTCCTGCTTGCGGAACGCGGGCGGCGTCAGGCGGTCGGCGATTTCGTCGCCAATCGGCCCGATGTCTAATTGCTTCACGTACAGGTCGGCCCACTGCGGTAAGCTCTGCGGGTCGGCCTGCGCGAGCGCGCCGAGGTCTTTCGCCGCCTGCTGGCGGCGCGTGTCGGCGGCCGGCTGCACGCTGAGCGCGACGGCATAGAGCCCTTGCTGCAGGTCGTATTTAACGCGTTTGCCGTTCTTGTCCGTAAACATGCGGTTAATCTGGACGAGCTCGGCCTGGTCATCGGGGCGCACAATGCGCACCACGCGCGGCGTGTCGTAGATTTTCGGGATCAGATCGAGCAGGATGCGGTAGCCGTGCCACATCGAACGCAGGAAGTTCGAAAAAAAGTGATACGTCGCAGTGTCGCCCTGCTGCTGTAAGCGCCCAATTGCGATGCCTGAATCGGCGTTAGGCGTTGCCTGCCCGCGCGATGGGTCAAAGCGTCCCGTCGTCGCCTTAATGTCTTCGTTTGCCTCGCCCGCGCCAAGCGTCAGCGCCTCAGTCGCAGGCTGATAGGGTTGGCGCGTGGGCAGCGGCGCGACCTGGCCGCCAATCATTACCGGATCGACTTCGAGGTATGGGCGCGGAATGGTGTTAGCCGTTGACCATTCCATTTGCATCGTCTTGAACTGCCCGAGGTAGCCAACATACGGATTCTTCGGCGTGAGCTGGATAACTTCCGCTTCGGTCGTTTTGTAGTAGTTGTAAAGCTGCTGCGAGTCGAGCGCAAAGCGGATCGCGCTGAACAGGTGCCGCTTGCCCTCGACGTACTTTTCCTTGCCGAGCACGGGCACAATCGGGATATAGCGCCCCGCCCATGCCTTCGGTTTGCCCAAAACCTCGTGCCCGTTGATGTCATAGCGCCAGACGTTTGGCACATCGACCTCGCGCCCCACGTGCTCGCCGTCATCGTCGAGGTCGGGCTCGAAACCCTCGGGAACTTCCTCGTCTTCGAAGTAGCCGCGCACTACTACGCCGTCTTCGTCGGCGTCGTACGGTGCAGCGGGCGGCGCAGGTGGTTGCGCGGGAGGCGCGGCTTGCTGCGCAGCACCGGGCAAGCCAGGCGCACCGGAAACCGGCTGCGCGGCGCCGCCCGCCTGGGGAACCGCTGGCGGCGCGGCCTGCGGCGCCTGACCTGCATCTTCATCTTCATCCGGCATGGGCGTGCCGCGATACATCCAGAGTTGCTTTGTTTCGGTTTCGACCTGCCAGTACTCGGCTACCGTGCAGTCGTCGCCCTGTATCCAGCCTTGCGCCTGAAAACCGCCAGGAGGCGAAAAATCGGTTTGCGCGGTTTCCGAGTCGGGATACTGGCGCTTAAACTCTTCCTTCGACATCGTGCGGTAGACAAAGCACCATTTCGCATCGGAGTAATCGACTTCTTCGGCGTCGGGGTCGAAGCGCACCATGGCCGGATCTTTGATCCGCGCGACCTTGATTTCCTGATGGGTCGAGCGGTCATCGACATACTCGGTCACGTAGCGCCAGTACCCAAAACTCGAAGACACGGCGTAATCGAAGCCGGTATCGTAGGCCACATCGGCCTGCGAGATGTATTCGATATGCCGGATTAAGCCTTCGTAGATTTCAGCGGTCGCCGGATCCGCGCCACCGCCCTGCGGTGAAACCTTTGCGCCCGACTGGTTTTTGCGCTGCTCGTTCGTGATGCCATCGACGAATGGCGGCAGCTTGTTGACGGTGAGCGCCGGGCGGATCAGGTTACCGCCGGGGTCTGAGCGCGCGGCGATATCCTGCGAGGTCCATTGATCGCCCGCGAGAAAGCGCAAATCGCGGTTCGCGGCCGTGCGAATCGCCTTTTCAGCCGATTCGGCGCGGTCGTAGCGCTCGCGCGCGGTGCGTAGGAATTCGTCGGGATCTGCTACGGTTTTTGGCACTTCATGCCGCTGCCTTTTGCAGGTAGTCCATTGCCTGCCGTCCGATGAATTCTGAATAGGCCGGTGGAATTGCCTGAGACAGATATTTCATGGGCATCCAGTCAATCCCCATAGCGACCTTTGCGTCGCCAATCGGGAATGTCCTGCGGATACGGTTTGTTACGACATTTGTTTGCGGAGTATGTCCGGTGATTGAGATTGCGCGGTTTACATGTTGGCATCGAGGCCTCAGCGGAATCGAGAAACTGGTTTCAAACAGCCGATGGCGGCGCAATTCAGCAGATCCATTCGGCGTTTGCAGTCCGAACATGGTCCCGCACAGCATGATGAGGTAGTCGCCAGCCAAGGGAGCGCCTTCGAGATTCTCGATGACATACGGCACATTGGCAGCGGCCAGCATCTGCCTCACCTCGTGGATTATGTCTGGATATCTCTTCAGTCCATGCCGGGTGCGCTGGAGATTACGCAGCCGCGTGAAGGCTTGACACGGCGGCGACGCCCAAACAAAATCAAACTCGCGCAAGTCGAAAGGCAGGCGCAGCGCATCACCCCGTACAAAAGCGTCGCCGCAATAGCGCGACTGCGGCTTGATGTCTACGCCGGTCACATGGAACCCGGCGCGCTGCAAGCCCTTTGTCGCACCGCCAGCGCAGCAAAATAGATCGAGCGCCCTCATGCTTCCCCCATAACCAGCGCCAGCCGCCCGCCGGGCTTCTTAGCCCGCCGCGCCGCCATATCGCGCACGTGCTTCGCCTGCATCGCGCGGCCTTTCGCGGTTTCGCGGTTACCGCGCAGCGCGCCCAATTTATTCAACGTGCCATAGATCGCGTGCGGGTTGTTGCCGTACTCGGAACGTAGTTTGCTTTCAAGAAATGCGGGCATAGGTTTTAACTCATCCACCCGCCGCGCTGCGGCGGCGCGGGCGCTTGCCTGCGCGGCGGCGCCACCACCTGCGCAAACGTGAGCGCAAGCGCGTCGGCGTCATCGACGGGCGCGACGTTGCGCTTTTGCATCTCGCGCTTACTTTCAATAACAAGCTGGTTTGACCGGTTCAGGTGATAGCCGGGCGCGGTCAGGTCGATTTCGAGCTTTTCATCGTTGCGGTCAATAGCGCCGCGCGCGAGCCAGTCTTTTAACTCGTTATACATGTAAGCGCGCATGTTCTCGAAGTGGTTATCGGGCGTGCGCGTCTCGCCGAAATTGACCTCTGTTACGTTGTCATAGCCGAGCAAGTGCAGGCGCTCGACAATCGGCGCGCCGAAAGCGGAATCGACAAACAGCATTGCTACGCGCTCGGCGGGGTCGCGCTCGCTCAAAACCTGCGCCAGTTTCGCGATCATGACCTCGCGCGTGCCGATTTCGCCCGCGAGGCGAATCGGCGCGGGCACGTTCGCGCCCGGCCGCGCGTTCAAACCGCGCCGGAAGCGCACGACGTTCCACGCCTCGCCGCCGGCCGATATGTCGCAGCCGGCTACCAGCGGTTCATCCGGCAGCGTTTCGCGCTCGCGCAACTGCGCGGCCTGCACGCGCCCCAAGTCGATGAATTGCAGTTCGCTCGCGTTCGGTGGTATGCCGCGGACGCGAACGCGCACAAAGTCGCTATCCTCGCCATAGTCGTGAACCCATTCGGCAATCTGCTTTTTATTGGTGCGGGCGCTTGTGCGCGAGTCGATTGAGCGATGGTCCCAGCGCTGGCGCGCGTTACCGAAGGTAACGTGGTGGAAGCGGCCCGAGTTGCGCGTGGGGTTGCCAAACAGAAACATCATGGGTTCCCCGTCGGTCAATCCGCCCTCGGCAACGTCAAAGATGCGATCCGGTACGGCGCTTGCTTCGTCAAAGACGTAAAACGAAGTGGAATTACTCGCGTGTTGCCCGGCGAACGCTTCTGAGTTTTCCTCGCGGCATGTCTGCGCCGAGCAAAACCACTTGGCCGGGTGCAAGCGGTGGTACATGCGGTCGCCGGTAATACGAAACCAGTGCGCGGTTATGCAAAGGTTTGTCCAGTGCTGCACGGCGGCCCACGTTTTGGTTTGCAATTGGATGAACGTATTCGCAGTTACCGTGCCCTGTGAAAACGGGCGCGTGCTCATGATCCAATCGACAAGCCAGGCAACCAGCGTGCTTTTGCCGATGCCGTGCCCGCTTGCCGTCGTCATGCGCACGGCCGCGACCGCATCCGCGCCGTTGAAACCGCGGGCGCGCACTTGTTCGCCCAGGTCGGTTAGAAACTGCGTCTGCCATTCATCCGGCCCGGTTTCCTGCGCAAGGTGGCTATTCGGTTCCTGCCATGGGTAACAGTTCTCAACAAAACCGAGTGGATCGTCGTAATACTGGCCGACGTATTCCGCCAGCTCCGCCTCCGGCGTGTGCGGCACGTGGATAACCTGTGCCGGATTTGCGAGTTCAGCCAGCATCGGGTAACTTGCCGCCCTCAATAACCCTCATGCGCCGCGCTGCACGTTCGCGCGCCGCGTGCAGACGCTGCACGATTTCGATAGCGCCGCCGCCCGGCCCCGTCACTTCGAGCGCGCCAGTGCCATATGTTTCGCGCATCCGGCCGCGCAGCAAGAGCGCGAGCAGCGAGGTATCCGGACGCCACACGCCGAGCGGTTCAGCGCCGGGTACGTCGCGCCACGCGCGCTTTTCGGGCTCGACGATGCCGCCGCGCGGCCCGACGACGGCCTCGCGCTCGACGTACTCCTCCTGCGGGTAAATGAAGCGCCCCTGAAATATGTTGGGTTCGAATAGGCCGCGAAGCGCCAGGTCGACGGCTTTATCTTCAAGCGTCTGCGTCGATATTGCGCGCGCTTCCTGAAACTTCGCGAAGTATGCGGGCTCTTTCATCCAGTGATAATGCGCCGAGCGGTCGATATGCACGGCTTTCGCGGCGCGGTCGACACAGCCGCAGGCGGTGTACGCCGCGAGAAACGGGCCGCGCTTGTCGATCGTGCGCGTTTGCCGGCTGCGCTTGCGCTTTGGAATACGCGCGGGCGTAAATTCCTTTCCCGGCGATACCGAAATCTTTAACTCTCGCGCGGGAATATCGACTGTTACACCGCGCTTGCGCTGCGGTTTCGCGGCGCGCTTTTTGGGCGCGGGCTTCGCCGTGGCTTTCGCCTTCGCGGTCTTACGCTGCGGTTTCTTTTTCGTCTTTGGCAAGGTCTTTTTTGTCCCTGTGCGTGAATGCCCAATTGGCGAAGTTGCCCGACAGTACGCTGAGCGCGCTCAAAAGCGGCATCAGGCCGTGGCTTGTGTCTTCGGTGACTTTACCGAGCGCGATCGTAGCCGCGAGCGCCGATAGAACCATGAGCAGCACAAAGCCGAAAACCATCTTTTGCTGGTCCATCGTCATGCCGCCGCGCCTTTTACCCGCCTTTGATTCAGCCCGCCGCGAAAGTCGCGCGCTTGATTTGAGCCGCCGCGAAAATCGTGAGCTTTGTTTGAGCCGCCGCGAAAGTCGCGCTCAAGGTCGCGCGCCGCGACTTCGACGGCGCAGGCGCGCCCCAATGCCTCGACGGTGACGATTAGCCGCGCTACGCTCGCTGTGCGCTCAACCACGCCGCTTATACCGGTCAATGGTCCGTGGGCGATCGTCACGCGCTCGCCCGGCCGGTAGTCCGCTGGTCTTACGCGCGCCGGGTTATCGACAATGCGCACCAGGTCGGCGATAACCGAGGCATCGATCGCAGGGGTGATAATTTGCGCCACGCCGCGCGCGTGGCGCGCCCTGTTCAGCGCTTTGGGAGAATCAATTTGCGCGAACAGGTAACCGGTGAATAGCGGGGTAACGATGGTTTTGCGCCGGTCGGTCCAGCGCGACGTGCGCGTGTAGCAGGGTAAAAAGACGTGAAAACCGAGCCCGGTAAGATGCTCGCTTGCGATGAATTCCTGACTCGATCGCGCGTAAACCGCGTACCAGGGTGCCGGTTCCGCCCACGCCGGTAGCCCTGCGGTCCCATCCGCAGCCGCACAAACCAGTGACAAACCGGGCGGCACTTCTCAGAACATCATAAACCAAACGGGCGCAGCGTGCCCGTGCGGGCAAATGCGGGCGTTTCGTGGGACCAAAGGGCATACCATGGTTTTCGCGGGCGGTGCTTTTCCCGAGGCGGGGCGGTTGCAGGCGCGCGCAGCCATTGCAGCATTGCCGCAGTCCTTGGGAAACCGCTCGCGCGCAATGCGCGCAATGCGGGCGTTACGCCTTATCCGCCAGCGGAAAGGTTTTCAGCGGGCGCGCGCCGCTGTACGCATAGCTGACCACGCGCGCGAGCACGTCGGGCGCGAGTGTTTCCGCGAGCGTCTTCAGCGTCGGGCGCGCAATCGCGGCGTAGGCCTTCAGGCCGATGGCCTTCACGACGGCTTCATAGTCGATCGTCGATTCATAGGCGCATGGCCCAAGCGTCGCGAGAAACGCCGCGCCGCGTGTCTCGTGCGCGGTCGAGGCGGGCTCTGCCGCGTAGCGCGCGCGGATCAAATCGCGCAGCACGTCGACGCGACGCAGGCGCGGGCGCACTTCGACTAATTCGGCTTCGAGCGCCCCGAGTTCATCCACCCATTGCGCGAGCTGCGCGGCCGGATCGCTCGCGACCAGCTTTAAACCGCCCGCCCGGCCCGGCGCTTTGCGCGTTGGTGTCTTTTCGGAGGCCACAACAGCGCGAACGGCGGGCTTTGGTTTTGGCGCGGGCATGGCGAGATTATACGCCTAACTCCGGGGTCTGCCCGGTGCATTTCACGGCTATCGTGAAGTTCCCCGTAAAGTCACCCGGCCACTTAATCACCTGAATGCCACCGATGACAACCACGGAACCGCCTTGCGCCTTCACATATCGTTCCACCGCCCGATAGAATTGCGAAACCGGATCTCGTTTTCCGCTTAATACACTGGGTTTTGGTTTTGGCGCGGGCATAGCGCGATTATACGGCGCGCGCACGCCGTTGATTATAATCAACGCCCGAAACGCGCGCACTTCGGGCAATAATGCCCGATGCGTATGTTATCGTGCGTTCCATGGCACACATAACCGTAGAGCCCGGCTGGCTCCACAAAGAAGCGGCAGCAAAAATGATCGGCGTAAGTATCCGGCAGATTGAAAACCTCGCCGCGCTGGGGCGCATCCGCAAACACAGGCTTGAGCGCCAGGTCAACGAACGCTCTGCGCGGGTTCTTTACTCGCTCGAAGACCTGGACGCGCTCAAAGCTGGTACACCCAATTCGCACGGCGCGCCCGCGCCGCCCGCGCCAAAGACCGAGGTAACCGCGCTTGCGCCCGCCGGCGCGGCGTTCGACTTCGGCGCGCTCGCGGCGCACCTCGCGGCGCTTGCGCGCGCGTTTCCGCCGCCCGCGGACCCGCGGCCCTGGCTAACTTTGGCTGAAGCGGTCGAGTACAGCGGATTGCCCGAGGTGTGGCTGGTCGCGCAGGCGCGCGCTGGCGCAGCATTCGCGGTCAACGTAGGGCAGGGAAGTAAAGCGCACTGGCGGTTTAACCGCGCGGCGCTGGCGGAGGCGCGGCGATGAGTGGGCGCTCTTACGGTTTCTACATGGGCTCAACCAGTATCACGGTCGATAAAACCGTGGGTGAAATCGTCCAGGCGCTGCGCGGTATACGGGCGCTTCAGATTGGCTTTCACTACGAAGGCTCCGCGATCAAGGGTATTCAATTCGCGCTCGCGATACCGGGCGCGGCCGCCCCGGTTTCGTTTGACCTTCCGGCCCGCGTTGATCCGCTATTCGAGCGAATGCGCAAAAAAGGTATGCGCGATCGCGCGCAGGCTGAGCGCGTCGCCTGGCGGCAGGTGTTGCGATGGGTCGAGGCGCAAATCGCCCTGATTGACTGCGGTATGGCTGACCCGGCTGAAGTCTTTTTGCCCTACGCGATCACAGCGGGCGGCAAAACGGTATATGCGCTCTTTGCCGAAACCGGCGCAAAGTTGCTATCGGCTTAGGTTTTAAACCGCCCGCCTTTTGCGCGCTTTGCGCCGCTGGCGGCGTTTTGCGGGCTTGGCTAGGGGTATGGGCGCGCACCGTGGGTTTAAAAGCGTGCTGGCGCGCTCTGCGCCCCGAAGCGTTCGCGAGCTGGATCGGCGGCGGGATCTCCGCGATCATAGGAAAGCTTTTCACCCCGAAGCGGTCGCCCGCGTTCGGTAGTGGGTGAGAATGTCGCGGCGCTTCGCCGCTTTCGTAACTGACGATCAAGCAGCCGGGCGCTTGCGCCCTTTCCTCGTTGGTTCTGTCTTCAAAACCTGATACGCCCGCCCGCCTTGTGTCTCAAATTCTTTTCTTCAGGTCTTCTTCCTTATAGTCGCCGGGACGCGGAAAGTGCAATTGTCGAGCGGGTAACCTGCCGTCGTCAGAATCGGAAGTGTAGTTACGTGAGTTCATGCAAGTGCAATTGCAGTGCTGTGCGGGCACACGATGGATTACAGCGTGCTTGCTTTTTGATTTGTGGGAAGTGTAGAGAGGGTTTTACCCGATGGCGTCGAGCTTGCCTGTGCCCTTGCATGCCGGGCACGGCGGCGCTTCGCCTCGCCCGGCAAGATCCGCGCCCGATTCGCAACCTTCGTAGAACCCGTAATCGTAGCCGTAGCCCTGGCAGCGCGGGCAATCTACATGGCCGCCGACACGCGCGGCCGTCACCGCTGCGCCAGGTGCCTTGTCGAATTCCATTGCGCGCCAGGCTTGATTTACATCAACTGCCAATTCGAGAATCAACCCAGCGCTTTTGATCCCTCGCCGCGCTATCTTCTCGCGGACGCGTTTGGCCAGCATTTCAGCGGGCGCGCCGTCCGCAATGCGTACAATTTCATCTAAAAAGTGCTTATCTGGAACTTTGCCGAATATTTTCAGGAAGATAGGCTCTAAAAGTGAGGCGAAAGAACGGCGAACGGTTGACAAGTCTGACCGGTTTTTTTCCGTTCCTTGGGGTGCCGGTTCGCTATCCACTACCACCACGGAAACCCGGCCGGTCGGCGCAACATCTAGCCGCACTTCGACGGACGCCGCCGTCTCGATGCGTTCGACAAATTCGGCGGCAGTAGGTTCAACCTCGACGCCTTGCCAAAGGTCAGCCATGTGAATCGAGTGACCGCGCAGGCAGAAACGCCCGGCTGCGTCGCGCGGCATTGGCGTGCCTTGTGGGTTGTTATTCCAGACGTAATTGGGGACGCTTAGCCAATTCTCCGGCACGGTCTTAAATGCCCATGATTTGCCCTGCCGCTGGCGCGCGAGCAATCCGCGCTCTACTGCGTCTTCGGCCGCAAGCCTGAAGGCCTGGCGTGTGTAGGGTGACTTCGCCGCTAGTTCGCTAAGCCGGATTGGCGCGTATTCGGGGTTGCCCACCGCGCCGAAGGTCCCATGGATCACGGCTTCGAGCAAAATATGCTGCACATGCCCCGACACCTTCGAAGTGATTTCGAGAATGGTGTGAGGTACGTTCGCATAGCCGCCCATCTTCGCGAAGCGCTCGGACGGTGGCAACGCCTGCGCACGCGCCAGCGCTTCGGCGCTCAGCGGTGCCGGGCGCTTCGTTTGCGCCGGTGCGGCGGCCGCGCTCATAGTGCGCCCGCACGTTTCGCGGCTGGTTTCGGGTTGGATGAGTCAGTCAAGGGCTAAAATTCTCGAACGTAGCTAAAAACTACTAGTTGAGACTTGCCCGCGAGTGGAAGGGAGGCTTACAATTGGCCCAGGTGCATTTTTCTCAACTGGTGCACTCAGGCGCGCTTTGTCAGGCGCTCCGGTCCCTCTTAGGCAGATAGTCTCAAATGCTCACACTCGCTGATAGAATCGGTCGCCAAACTAAAACCGTCAGCAGTGTGTACTATGTCCCGGAGGGGCTCGGCTTGGCCTTAATTGGTTTTCGGATGAGTTCAGGCGCTTAGCCTGAACCCGCGGGCGCAGAGTGCCCGAGTGCCGATAACACATATTATCGTCAAGCCTAGACAAGGCTATCGGCATTCCGGCTTCTGCTCGTCGCGCTCCGAAGCCCGCGCCTCGCGCTGCGCCGCATATGCCGCGCTCGCGACCTTGATGGCTTCCTGTTTGGTCAACGGGATTGGGTCTTTGCCCTCGGCGATGCGCTTGCGCATCCGAAAGCGCGCCACGCTTTGTCGTCTCGCTTCCAGATAATCTTCCAAAGTCTTGAAAGAAGTCTTCATGGTCTTCGGAGTGTAACTTACTTGAGGCGGTAAGCGCATCAAATCCTGAAAAAAACCTTGCCCCTATTAATGCAGTCCGCATACGCGCGCGCTTCCATTCTCCGGGCGAACCCGGTGCAAAAGGCCAGAAAATCAAAGCGCGAATAAGCTCCAGTGAGGCGCGCCGCCCCGCACAGCAGCGCGATGGAAACAACCCATGCGCGCCGGAAAGGATGCCCATAATCCTACACCAAACCACCAGTACCCTGCGATGCGCCCGCGTTCAAACCGGAACATTCTTTTCAATAACATGGAGAACATAAGGCGAATATCCAAAGGAAATGCTGCGCTTGTGATTCGGAATTCTGTAAACCAGTCGGATGCTGGTAAGAATTCCTCGTACTGCCCTGCGCGGCGCTGCGCGCTGTTACGCGCGCCTCGTTCTGCGCCCGGCGCGCTCGCGCTCACTGCGTTTCTTCGAAGGTCGTTTTTTTAAGTGCGGCGCGGCGGTGGAAGACGCCGCGCTCTGGCCCACCGATCACTATCCGGTTACACCGTTGCTTGTCGAATATGCCGGATCGACTGGGCGCGACGTGCGCGGCTTACCGGCGCGCGGGCACAATCGCGCGCGCGACCTGTACATTCTCTGGCGGTTCAATCTTGGGTGCCGCGAGTGGGAAGAAGTTGCGCAGGTCATTTCCGAAGGTCCGGAATGGTACGAATATTTTCGACCCATCGTAGAGCGGGAAATCATCAAACCGCCCGTGGACCATGTAACCGAGGCGCGCGCCGCAACCGGCCGTCTGGCGGCGCTCATTGACGGCGAACTTAACCAGCTCGCCGATGAGGGCAGGGAAAGGGCACTCAGTTTTCTTTACGATGAGATAGCAATGCGCTTTTCTGAAGCCGTCACCGCGTTGCCTGCGCAGCGCGCGGCGCTCCTCGGCGGGCAGGCGCGGGCGCGACGCGCGCGGGCGGCTTAGTCTGGCAGGTCGCGCAGAAACTTTTCTAACGGCTCTTTCGTCGTGGCGATCAACTCTTCGAGTGCGGCGGGCGTGCGCGCCGTACCGGTGCGCGCTTCCGTGAGCGCTACGGCGTCTTCGTGCCCGCGCTCCGCTTCGGTCCAGGTGGCATAGCGTCGCTGGTAGTCCACCAGCGTCTGGTCTGCGGCATCGCGCAGCGCTGCGGCGCGCGTGGTCCAGTCGGCCAGCGGTTCGCCGGTCATGTGGCTCGCTTCGCTCAAAAAGATCATGGTTTCAAACAGGATCGGCACGCCGTCGCCGCCGCCAATGAAGCGCCCGAAGCTATGATCGAGCCCGAGGAACACAGTAGACACGTAATACTCGCCCACTTCGGTATAGAACACGCGCCGGTCAGCGGTTTCCATCCACATCGCCCACTCGATCAGGTCTTCGCAGGGTACGGGCGTTTGACCGATGAGGGTGTAGCGGTCGATCATGCCGGCGCGGCCTCGTAGATCGGTTTCCACACTGGCAGCGCGAGCGCGCGCAATTCGCCTGGCGTCGCTTTGATGATGCCGATAACCCACCACTCGCGGCCCTCGTTGCGCTCGCACATCAGCCGGTTTTCGTTCAGGCTGTAGCGGTGGAAACCGGGGTCTTTCGCCCACTGCGCTACCCAGTGCAGCTCAAGCAAACCCGCGCAGCTCAGAAACGCATCGGTGTATGGCTCCGCGCCGTCCACAAAGTTTGGTATGTGCTGTTTTATCGTCATTGCGGTAGCTCCGCGGCCGCCGCGCCCATGCGATACCAGCGCACCCACTTTGCAAGCGCGCTCGCGCTCCAGTCCTCGCGCTTCGGTTCGTCATAGATCCAGAGGCGCAAGTCTATTGGTGTAATCCCGAGCGCCTGCGCCTGCGCAATGAGCATATCCGGCAGCGGATCGGTTGCCGCAAGCGGCGTGCCCGCGGCTTCCTCGATCGCGGCTAGTACCGCCTGGCGGTCGAAGTCGTTCCACCAGGGAGGATGCGCGGCGGCCATCATGCGGATTATCATAGCGGGAAACGCGCTTGTATGAATGTTTCAACCAGGCAATTACTGGCGATCGTTGGTATCTCGCTGCGCCGCGAACAATACTGGCGCGAGCATGGTTTTATTCGCGCCGATCGGCGCAGCGGTTGGCCCTTCGAGTGGCCGCCTGATGAACTTCTGCGGGCGGCGATTCTTAAACGTGTCAGCGCCGTATACGGGTACCGCACCTTTGGCGATCTTCGCCGCATTCCCGATGGTCTCTTACATTGCCGGTACGTGCTTGCGCTGCGCGCCAAACGCGGGTGCCGCGAGCGCGTCAAGCGAATCCGGCTGGCCGGTACTCCGTCGCTCAGCGCGGCGATTGCCTTTGGCACTAAGTTTGCCGGTAGCTGCCTGCTTATCGACGCTGAGGAGCTGCGCTTCATGATTGATGATCGTCTGGAGGCGCTTCAGGTAAAGGCGTGTCAGGATAGCGCCGCCTGAATTCTTCTTTCGTCATATTCCTGACGAACATAACGTTATTCGATTCCGACAGTAGTGCCGCATCGCGCGGCGGATAGAGCCCGACGTCTGCCAATTCGCCCAATGTCGCGCCGTCGCCCAATTGCTCGCGCGTAAGCAGCGTATATGTGGGGTCTGGTCCTGGCACGTTGCCCGGCGTCGGCAGAATCATTGCCTCGCCGCCTGGATTGATGCCGCACGCGGTCGCGACCTGTACCGCGTTCAGCGCATCTTCCGCCTCGACAACGCACGCGCCCAAAAAGCCGGTCTCCGATGCGAAGGACAGATAAAACCACGTCATAGTTTTATTCCGAAGCCTTCGTCTTTCACTTCATACGGTCCACTCCGGTTTGCACAGGCGCGAGATACCGCGTTCGTATGCCTCGTTGATCGTCATGCGAATAGATCCCCTTGCACGGCGCGCGCTTCGGGCTCGCCTTCGTTCCATAGCCACATTTGCCCGGCCGCGATCGCGCGCCGCCGGCGAATCACTGCAACGCGGTGCCCGGTGTCCGCGCGCGTGTGGCAACCTGGACACCTGATAATTACGCTGCTTGTCAGAGGGTTATGCGTGTCATGGCTCAGGTTCGCATAGCGCGCGATCGCGCGGCCGCAGTCGCGGCACCACGCGCCGCGCAGCTCAAGCAACCGCAGGCGATACGCGCGCCACTCTTTGCCGTAGAATTCGCGGTATTCACTCCGTATCGGCATCGGGAGGAATCAACCGCTCTAAACCCACTTCGAGCACGCCCGGCAAGTGGTTCAGCGCGGCGAACCCGTCAAGCGCACTATATACCCTCGCCGAATTAAGCGACTTATCAACTTCGTTGATCGCGTCGGCAATTCTGTCAAGGCCGCGCGCGATGGCAAACAAACCGTCAACCACATTCGCCGCTTCCACATTTCCGTTTGACTGTGCGCCTGTTTCGAGCGTTTCCATGATGGCGCGCGCAACTGTTTCACCTGGCATCGTTACTCCTTTAGGCCTGATAGGCATTGGTTTTCGTCAGCGCCTGCGCTTTCATCAGCGCCTGCGCGGTGTCCCACGCGAGCCGCGCCGCCTCGCGTAGCGTTAAACCGGGCGGATCTTCACCAGTGCCGCCATAGCAGGCGCATTGGCGGCGCAGGTGAGCCGCACTTCCGGCGACACAACGAAACAAGCATTCCCGGTGATGGCCGGAAATACTAACCTCGATTTCGAGAATTGGCTTGCCGCAGTAAGAGCACGTCATAAGCCCACCAGCGCGCGCACCTGGTCCGCGGTCAACGCCATGCGCTCAGCCTCGCTCAGTGGCCCGGCCGCGCAGCGCAGTTGCAGCGCAAGCCGTTCAATGTGCGCGCGCACATAAGGCAGTTCGCAATAACGCGCTGGCAATGGCGCGGCCGCAGCTTCGCCAGGCCAGCGCGCCTCGCGGCCGGGCGATAGGTCAAACCAGTGCCCGAAGTCGCCGCCGATCCACCAAACATCGTCTGGCATACCTGGGCCCGGCGTGTGACAAATCAGGCCGCTACACTTCGCGGTGTAATTGATTCCGCCGTGAAAGTTCGCCAGTCCCTCAATATCCTGCGCCTCTTTCTCATACAGCGGGTGCCCCGCCGGCACGCCCACGTACCCGCACCAGTGCCCATGCGCCGGGTGCCGCAGCGCGAGCGCCGCGAAACCCCACGCGACGAAGTCAACGCGGTCGGGTTCGTCCTGCCACGCGCCCGCGCCCCAGGTGGATTTGTCGACCTTGTATTCGTCAGCGTCCATCGGGTTCATTGTTCACCACGTCGACGCCCGGCATTGTGAAGCGATCGCCCACGCGCAAGCGGTAGCGGCGCAACCGCCAGCGCCGCCATAACCAGCGCGTGGGGAAGCTCAGCGCAAAGCCCACCGCAAACCAGCCCCATTGCATCGTGAAGCCGTCCCACGTCATGAGCGCGCCCCTGCGCCGTGGTCAAACAAATGCGTAAAGCGCCCGGTGAACCGCGTGAAGTTCCGCGGCGTGTTGCCGGTGTCGTCCGTTATTTCCGGCGCACCGTCGAGCATGATAGCGCGGCCGTCGGCGCTGTGCGTATACTTTTGCTTCGCCATTTGGTAGAGAATCGGTGATTCGAGCGTAACCATGATTGCCTCGAATTTCTCGCAAAGCCCGGCGGCCGCCGCCTGCTCCACGTTGAACCCGAAAACGCGCATCATCTTCTCCTGCGCTGGCGTAAGCTCTGCCCAAAATACATCCGATATCATGATGACCGCCTCGACGTCACCGAGCACGGCCATACGTTCGCGCAGAATTTTTGCCAGCTCGCCCTTGCTCTTTTCGCTGTTTGTTACTTCGGCCGTGCTGCCGATAATCTCGATGCCGCCCGAGCGCCGCACCAGGTGGAGCATGTGCGCGAGGTCGCCTCTCTCCTGTAGCCTCTCAATTGCAAACTGAAGGGCTCGCGCGGCGGTTTCTTTTAGCTCCTCAATCGTCATCGCCGGTCATCCTCCGGTATCTCGTCGCCGTCGGCCGCGCGGCGCAGGCCTGCCGCCTGCTCGCGGCGCGCGCGTTCGGTGCGAAAGTCTGTCATAACGCCGCCGATGACATGCGGTTCTGCCTGAAGTTTGTTTTTCAGGAAGCTGTAGAGAGTTGCGTCTGTTTCCGCGTTGTCCGCTTCGCGCAAGAGCGTGTGCGCAAAAACGCGCGCGTCTTCCGGGTCAAACTGCCCGCCCATATCGCCCCACTCGATCACGACAATGCCGCGCGCCGTGCGGTGCGAAACGATAGAGTGCGTGTGAATTATTGCGGGGTCGCGCTTCCGTTCGCGCGGTATCCACTTCGGATCGGTGCTCATCAGTTTTGTACCGCCCTGAATAGCTGAATGTTGCGCACAAGACGCGCGAGCGCATTCATAGCCTCGTGATCGCTTAAAAGTTCTTCCGCTTCCGCATCGGTGAAACCGCGCACGCCGCCCGCTTCAAACAGCATGACCGCGCCGCAGCGCAGGCACGCGACGGGGTCACCCGCCTGCGGCCCGCGCCCGTCTTCGATCTCGCCAACCGCGCTTAAACGCGCGTCGCAACTCGGGCACCGCGTCTCCTGAATTCGGGTTACACCTTCCACAACAAGAGTGTAAACCCGCGCGCGGGCGCCTCTTCGCGAGATAGTCAATACGTTTGAGATTCTGCCTCGCGCGCGAAATCCGCGCCGAGGCGCAAAAAGTGCGCGAAACCCAAGCGGGCATAGGGTTTGGCGCACTTTGCCGCGCGGCGAGCGCGAATAGGCGAAAAACCGGGGTTTTTGACCCACGGGTGTGTAGTGTTATGTGGATAAACCGCGCCGAAGGCCGAGGTAGTTTCAGGCGTAGAATAGCTGTAAATGCGAAGTAGTTCTAACTATCGCCGTCCAGTCGCTCGAATGGCGCAAAAACGGCGTGTCTGTGAGTTCAACAGTTGATATCTACTTGACAGAGGCCGTTTTTGAAAAACACTGGCAAAAAGCCCGTAAATAGGGGTTCAGTTCGACAGTCTTTTCAGAGTGTTGAACTCAAAAACACGAAGAAACGCCAGAAAAAGCGCACTTCCAGACCCTATGAGCTGACCGATTCGATGTATATGGAGCCCGACGAAATCCGCGCTCTCTTCCGCGTCATCACTTCAAAACGCGACGTCGCTATGTTCCGGATCGCGTACCATCGCGGCCTGCGTGCGCATGAAATCGGACTGCTTGATCTTATTGACTACCGACGCACCAGCGATACGCTCTACGTGCGGCGTGGCAAGGGCTCTATTTCGCGCGAGCACAGCCTGATTCCGGCGGAAGTACACGCGCTGCGCCTCTGGCTTCGCGAGCGCGGCGACGCGCCCGGCCCGCTGTTTCTTTCACGCCAGGGCAAACACAGAATTCACCGCTCACGGCTCCATCAACTAATGAAGCGCTATTGCCGCGCGGCTGGAATTCGCCCCGAGAAAGCACACATGCACGCGCTTAAGCACTCATGCGGAACGCATCTCGCCGAGCGCGGAAACGCCGCCGACGCGATTCAGGACTGGCTCGGGCACCGCTCGCTAACGAGCACAAACATCTATATGCATTTCTCAAAAAACCGCAGGCTGGAAACGTTCGCGCGCAACCGCGATTGGAGATAATATCGGGCAATGACCAAAGCACGGCGCGCGGCTATCAGCGAGTTGGCGCATTTCGTCGATTTACTGAGGGAATCAACGAACGAAACGGCACAATGCTTTGCGCAGATAGTATGCACGCGGATTGCGTCCATCGCGGACGGTGGCCAGATTATTTTCGATTCGGATATTGAGCTTGAGCCGTACATCACAGGCGGCAGGGAAATAGCTGTGGAAATGGACAAGCAGCAAGCCGCCGCAGAATCTCCGGGGCTCATTCAATGAAAAGAGCGCCCGGTTTCCCGAGCGCCCTTTCATACCGCACAGCACACGAACCAAGTTTAGCGCGGTTCGCGCACGGCCCCGGACTCGCGCTAACGGCCCGGTATATTTGTCACGAAACGAGCCCGGCTTTCAATGCCCCGTCTCTCGCTTGGGGGGAGGCATCGGGCAACGCGCAGGCGTGCAACGAAAATTGAGTCCCCGCAATCTTCGAGAAAAGGCCGCAGCCTAACGCTCCAGTCAAAGCAGCGCGTGGTTGGATTGGCTTCGAGCGCGCTCCTCACACGCATGCAGGCCCCATGGTTCGCCCCACTCCAGGGAATCACGACAGCGGGCACCTTCCAATCGGACATCACATCGATCACCCAGCCAAACTTTGTGGTGGTCAATGAAGGCCGCACGATTCGAACTCCTTCAATATCGGCTACCCCCCCGGCGCGCGTCAGCAAGTCCAATTCACGTTTGCGTGCCCTATATTCGGCCAGAAACGCATCGGGATTCTTTACCGAAGCGCGATCCATGAAAGGTTTGCACAATTGCGCCGCCGCGTCTTCCGAGATTCGTGCGGGTATGGCGGCCCGGCGGCGGAGGTGATCCCCGCAATAGCGGCGATATTGTTCTTTCAGCATCGTCCCATTCGCGCCCAGTTTACCGCGCCGCCTGAAAATACGCCTCGATCCGCGCCTTGACCGCGGCCAGGCACATCGCGAAACCAATCAGTGCCAGCTCGTGCGCCGACTCGTCGCCCTCGCGCTTCGCCGGGCGCTGTTCTGTGCGCAAAATCAACTTCAAAAGCGCGTGCGCCTTGGCTAGTTGCAGCGCGGTGCGCTCGGCGGCGTCGCGGTTATCGGCGCACTCGCCGCAGGCGAAGCGTCCGAAGTCGTTGAAAACTTCCGCCGGCGTCTGGTCCAGCTCGTCGGACGGCATGCCGTCGAGCATGATAGAAACCGCGCTCAATCGCGGCCCCCTTCCTGCGGCCGGCACTTCCAACACGCATCCGGCCATACGCGATACGGGCCGCCGCGGTCGTAGCGGTCGTAGGCTTCCACGCCGTGGTCAGCGCAAAACGGCGTGTCGCCCTTGCAGCGTTCGCAGAAGGCGATGGCCGATTCTTCGCAGCCGGGATGCGCGCAGGCTGGCATAACGCAGGCGGCCGCCATTAGCGGCCACCTTTCGCGTTTTGTATGTAGACCGTCGCGGCAAGCGCCCGGATAGATTCTTCGCTGAAAGCGAGTTCCAGCCCTTTGCGCGCCGCGTATACCGTGGCTTCGAGTGATGCATCGATCGCCGCTTTCAGCGCTGCCGCGATACCTTCAGCGCCGGGTGCGAGCGCCTCATGCGAAATGCCCGCATCGGGCATTATTGCCCGAACTTCGCGCGTTTCGGGCGTCGCGCGAAACACCTGCGGCCCGTGCTGGCGCACCATAGCGACGGACTGCGCGAGCATCGCCTCCGTGGGCGTCGGCGCTTCGGTGCGCGTGACCCATTCGGGCACGTCCTGCGCTGGCGCGGTCTGCGTGGGGCGCGAAACCAGATAACCGGTACCGCCTCCGCGCTCATGCTTTACCTTCATGACCTGAATCGGTTCGCCTTTCTGGATCTTCAGGCGGCGCAACTCGATCGCGAGGTTTGAGGCGGCTTCCCAATCCATCCAGATTTTCCTTTCACCATAGCCCTCGTCGGCAACGGTATACATGCCGCGCATACCGAAAGAGCCTTCAAAACCTTTGGGTTCCAAAAACTTCAGCGCGAAAACCTGCGGGATGCCCGCTTCGAGCTTAAGCTCGCCGGCATGGGCGCGTGGGGTGTTAATCGCGGTCGCCATTAGTTTGTACCTCCTGTGAGGGCGGCCGGATCGTAGCCGCCGTGGATAACGGCAATCTTCATTGCGCCCTGCAATGTGCCAATGATGCGCGCGAATTCATATGTGCGCTGAAAATCGCTGCCAGCCTGCGCCTGCGCCGCGGCGAAAGCCGCATCGGCGCGCCGTACCGCGTCCATCAGTTCCTGGGCGATTGTTTTGTCGGCCATGATTATGCGTTCTCCCATGCGGCTTCGCAGTATGCGCGCTCCGCAGCTTCTTCGGCGAGCTTGCGCTCCTCGCGGTCAATCTCGCGCTCGTAAGCGGCCGCGCGTTCGAGGCGTTCTAATTTCTGGTAGGTCATGTGTGTGTGGTTGCTCCTTACATGACCATCTTAGTTGATGATGATGATTAGTTGCAAGGAATGGAGTTCTAGTACTTAAATGAATCAGATACGCGCTGACATCGCGTTATGATGATTATTATGGACCCTGAAGTAAAGACAATGTTTTCCGGCCTGATCGAAGCGCAGATGCGTACGGAAGTATCAATTAACGCGCTTACGGTTTTAATAGAGAAATCGCACGAACGCTTCGAAGCTGGCCGGGAACGGCTGGAAGCGGCGCACCTGCGCACCGAGGCTTCCATTGCGGATCTGGCCTCTAGCGTCGCGCGTTACATCGAATCCTGCGACGCGCGCACGAAGCGCCTCGAAGAAAACCTTGATGCCCTGATTCGCGCCATCACGCGCGAACACTCTAACGGAAAGGCGCACTAACCCGATGGAATGCAAATGCCTCAGATGCGGTAACGTGTGGCTGGCTCGCGTGCAACATCGTCCAAAACAGTGCCCGAATTGTCATCAGACCAAATGGGATACGCCCTCACGCTTCGCGGCACCCACGCCCGCGCGGAAGACGCGAAAGGTCGCGCAATGAATGAAATCACGTTCTGGAGCGCCTGGAAAATCATCATCAAAGAGTGGAGGTGGAAATCCCTGCTCGAATGGCAGACGTGGAAATCTCAGCTTCAGGGGTTTGCGATATTTGCCGTCGGCTATGCACTTCTTTACGCCGCAAGCCTGATCCCTGTGAGCCTGATCAAACAAGGACCGGCGCTTTACAAAAAATGGACCATGCCTGTTCACGACCGCGCCTTTACTATCGCGGTCGATAACAACCAGCCGTCCGACGCGTGCGCGGAGGCTGGCGCGGCGGCTGGCGCATACCTGCTCGAAGGCGACGCAGAAAAATACAGGCTATGGAAAGCGAACCAGCAGACATGGTGCGGCGTCGCGCGGCCTGATGCGCAGAGCGCCGCGCAACCGGCTGCGGCAACACCTCCGCTTAAAAACCCGTACCGCTAAGCGCCGCGCAAGGGTTATTATTTCCTTGTGCTTCCCGCCTCCTCTCCCCTCGCGCCGGGTTTCTGGCGCAATGAAACTTCCGGTATCCTTGCGCCCGCCGTTATGCGCTACCTCGAAAGCCGCGCGGTCAGCCGGCGCGACGTGCGCGTCCTTCGGCAATATCTGATTCAATGGATAGAGGCTCCGGTGTGGGCACCCGGCGGCGCGGAGCTGGAAACGCTGCGGCGGCTGGCGCATCTGATTGACTCGAAAAGTGACGTTGACAAATGGACCTTGCGCGCGCTCAATCTGGCAATAGACCCCTGGTAAAAACGGCCTGCGTAATGTGCGGCGCGGATTGGGGCGCGCTCGCCTTCGCGGTAGAGCACTGCGCGAATTGCCGCGCGGCGCAAGCGGCTTTCGATGACCTGATCGAGCGCGCCGCGCTCGCGCGCTTCTCGCGGCGCAAAAAAAAGCGGCCCCGCATCGCGCGAAACCGCCTCTTTACCTTTTCCGTACTTGTACGCTTTCAGTTTATCGCGTTAGCGCCGCTCGGTAGCCGCGGGCGCGCCGGGCGCGATTCTAACGCCGCGCGGGCACGGTAACGGTAGCGCTTAACAGCCCGAAGATGTTCAGCAACCACACCACGGTTAGCAGCACAATCACGATATTCAGTATGGTCTTGATCGGCTGCGCCATCGGCAGATAGGTATTAGCTGCCCATAGGCCCACACCAATGAGAATCAGCACCAGGGCTATGTAAAAAATGGAAATCTGCACAATATCTCCTTTCATTTCTTCGGCGGCATCGGGCCGCCAAATATTTCCTCGATACGCTCGAA